TGGCAAAGCTCAAGCCATGCTGGATCAACTTTTGCATTACTCACTTATGGCCATTAAATTTGTTTCTAAGAGTGTTACAGAAATGCCAGAGCGCCGATATATTTTTATCTGTTTGCTCTTGCTGTGCCTGTAACCGCACGACGCTAACATATGTATCCCTGCTTAATAACAGATCAAGGTCTTTTTGTAGTTCTTTTACTTGGGCCTGGAGCCTGACAGCCACAACTAAAGCTCCTATCACAAACACCAAAAGCGGTAGAACCGTTTTTATAAGATCAAGACCCATTTCACTTCCGTAACGCCTCGATTTGTTTTGTTTTGTCCTGGCTTGATCGGCTTGATCCTAGCCAAAAATTTGTCACTTGAGTAAAGGCCGCTGCCAATGTGCCTAGTAGAATATAGATAATTTCTGAATTTCCATCTGGAATGGGATCACCCAGAATGAGCCAAAGCATTATACCAAAACCAACAACAACGAGCACAGACATTGCACAAACAGCCCATGCGTGTAGGTTGCTTTTACTGGCCATTGCCCGTGCGCTAACTCTGTCTTGCATTTCAATCCGCGCTGTTTGCAACCGTTCTTCGCTTAACTGCATCTGCAATTTAATTTGCATATCCGGGTTTGCTTGTAGTTTTTTTATCGCAGCTACGCCATCCGCCTCTGTTTTAATTGGAGAACCGACTAAACTAGATGCAGCACCAACAACTTTCTCTGCAATTTTTTCAGCGTCTTTGCCCACAAGAGAGCCAATTAAATCAGGAAGAAATTGCTGTGCTAGAGTTGTGGCGATTGGAATTAACGGTATCATTTTATGTTACCCAATTTTTAATTGCGATTGCAATACCAGCCAGGCCACCCATTGCAATACCCATCATCGTGATTGCACGTAAACTTCCCTTGCCAAAAGACGCTAATTCAATTAATTCCAACTGATGCTTTTCAACATCATTTAATCGCTCCGCCATTGCGCCAACCTTTGTTTCCAACGCGACAAGAGAAAGCCGGATATCGCTATCTTGTTGGGACATTCGCAGCCTCTTCAATCTCGATTATTCTGTCATCCCCAATGAGAAAACCAAATTTATTTGCTCTAAAAAATATACGGATTTCAGAGATTGGCCTTGACCACCCCATGTGACTGACGACATTGCCCCACCCATAGGCTGAAACCATGCTTGGTACGCCAATCATTTCATAGCCACGTTCACTTTTAACCCAAAGCGAACCTCCGCTATTGCCAAAAATTATAGGTGAACTCGATAAAAATAAAGCTCTCCCATCGCGGTCTTTCCCGTAGCCCGATAGTAATCCGACTGTCGGAAAAGGGGGAGCCCCAAGGCCACTTCCCACCGCATACGTTTCTTGAAAGATCCAGGGGCCATCTGCTTTTTCGGGATATAATTTTCCAACGAATTGCACTGGTTTTTCTTTATCATCAATTCGGACCAGAGCTAAATCACGGAGCTTGTCATAGGCAACAATGTTTCCTGTACGCCCAGTTGTGCCGATAGCCGTGCTATAATTATTATATTCGTAAATATCTATTTTAACTGGCCGACGCATTTCCACTTCTTTTGTTTCTTGTGCGTCCGAATCAAATATCTTTTGAATACTGATTGCATTTTGAATAACATGATAATTTGTTAGAACGTAGCTTTCCCACTCTCCCTCATACATTTCTGAAAAAATGACTGTACCGCTTCCAGTACCACGGCTATTTCCCGTGGTGACAAGCACAGTTGGGTAAAGCATTTCCTTGTGCTTTTGCTTTGGCACATCTGCACTCGCCGGGAGCGCAAACACAATTAGGATCGCTACAAATAATGGGAGAATTTTCATCAGTCTGTCCCTCCGACTTTAATTTCATCTATGTAGTCCTCTTCCAGTTTTATAATGGCTGCACGTAAATTAATGTTTTCCTTTTGCAATCGCGTAAGCTCAACTGCCATCGCTCTAATTTGGTTTTCTGCGCTTACGCTAATTTCAGTCATCCGTCGCCGTCGCTTTCACATTTTCATAAATGGCGTCTAGGCGCTCCCATTCAGTTTGTTCTGCATCAATAATAGTTTGATATTTTGTTGTTGTGTTCGCATCCAAACCGCCCTCAAGAATTTTTAAACGCATCCACATAATCTGCAAGTCTTCTACAATTCTTCCATCGTCGCCAGACCATCTTGGATCAACTTCGTGACCCCTTGGCCCGCCATTCATCCAATTTGCGATGCCGCAATACCGTTCTTGTTTTGCTTCAGAAATTTTCTGATTTTTGGTTGCCATTTTTTACTCCTTTTTAATTTGCATAGAACAAACATAACCAATCAGTATAATTTGCATTCGCGTACCTTGTGGTGTCCGCATACAGCGGATTTCCCCCAGAATAAAATAGTTGCAATTCTGCTCGAAAATGAGTTGTCCCATCTACATTATTGGAGTGAGTTCTAATCACGCCTTGGCAGTCACGGTATGCTTCGGCCATGTTTTGTTTTACATTAATCGCGTAGCCAATCCAATTTGTCGCGTTCGTTTGGGTGCTTGTGTTGAACCAGACACATGAAGTGTCAGACGCATTCACCCCTGCTGGTTTGCTTCCAAATCCTGTAGATGAATTAAGCAACGGCATCGTGTAATTGTTGGTCACCATATCATCGATGTCTGGACACAAGTCGCTATCCCCTGCTCCCACATCCCAACTATGTCCAGCCACCGCCAATTCCATTGTTCCGCCATTGTTGAAAACTCGCACCATCACATGATTTCTTCTACGCGCAAAAAGGTGAGGATTTCGCATAAAGACATTATTAAACTCGGCGGCAGAAGTTCCTACATCTCGCGTCCCATCGCCATCCGGCACAAGATTTTCACCAATGGAAGACAAATCTGCTCCGCTGCTGGCAGCAGCCCACTTGATTCCAGAAGCCTCTGAACTGTCAGCGACTAAAACGTGTGTGTTGCTTCCCACACTTAATGCACGTGGATCGCCACTTCCGTCGCCAACCAGGATCGAGCCTTTGGCTGTTACGTCGAGTGTGCCAACCGCTGACGTACCTTGGCCAAGAAGCACATGACCGCTGGCTAATGAACTTGCGCCCGTACCACCATCGGCTACGGCTAAATCGGTAATGCCATTGATTGTACCGCTGTCAATATTCACATTGGTCATTGCATTATTGCCAAAATCACTTACGGCATTAATATCAAGTTCTTTGTCTATTTGGATTTTTTCACTACCGTTACTTGTTACAAAAGTAACATACGCATTTCCGGCTTCTTTAATTTCAAGCGCGGCTGCGTCATTATCGGTTAGGGTAATATCCATTTGTGTGCCATCCGCCGAAATTGAATCGAGCGCGATATCTCCGACATTTGTAATATTCCCATCACCAACACTTAAACTTGTGCCAGCTATTGCCGCAAATGTTCCGGCGGCTGCACTGTTAGCACCAATAATTGTGCCATCAACGGCTCCCGAATCAATGTTAACATTCGTCATAGCATTTGAGCCAAAATCTGATGCAGCATTAATGTCCAGGGCTTTATCAACTTGTATTTTCTCGCCACTGTTCGTCGTCACAAACGTCATGTATGCCGTCGAGCCTTCTTTAATTTCGAGAGCCGCAGCATCATTGTCCGTAAGCACAATATCAATTTGCGTTCCATCAGCCGAAATTGAATCAAGTGCAACATCGCCAACATTGGTGAGGTTAACATCTGACAAGCTGGTTGCGCCTGTCACGGTTAGTGTACCGTTAACGGTTAAAGCGCCAGACGCTAACCCAATCAAATCTGTGTCATCGGTATGACCAATATTTGTGCCGTTTATTATCACGTTATCTGTGGCCAATGAACCGCTGACAGTGTACGCCCCGGTTAGCGCAACACCATCAATCCATTTGGCACTGGATGAATCATATATAAGCACACTACCGTTAGCCGGGCTTGTAATATTAGCATCTGTGGCCCCTGCAATGGAGGCTACTGCCCCTGCTGTTGTAAGAGCCGTACCATTTGAATCATAGAGAATATATTTATTGGCTTGATCGGATGCTGTGTCCGCGTAAGGAAATTCTAATGGCCCTGACGTTCCTGTGCCACTAGTTGTACGATTCACATTTACTGGCAATTGAATATTTCGAGATGACGCGGTTTCAAGCTGCTGATCGTTAATCGCTAACCTGTCTAAATCATCATTAATACTTGCCGCTTTAAAGTCACCGCCCGTTGTATAATCGGAGGTTCTTTCAATCGCCTGATTGCTTTCAATGGTGACAATCGTGCTCGACGCGGGAGCATTGCCTGACGTAAAGGTAATACTGCCTGTACCATCCGCAGACAAAGTTGTTGTGTAATGCGTTGTTACCGTCTTCAAGGTTGAGCCTACATAAACGCGGATATCGGCACTTGCCAGCACCTTAAACGAAAAGCTGTACGGCCCCAAACTTCCGCTGCTGGTAAATTGGACTCGCCTGTGAACTGCATTTACTGTAATAGCCATTGTCTACTTCCTATATATATAATATTACCTTTTGACATTTTAGTTAACCTTAAAACTTCTATTATCTTCCTTCTCGTTTTTCTTCATTTTTTCAACAATATCTTTTGCTTTGTTTGCAATATCTACCATTTTAAAAATTAGCTTATCTGTAAGTTCTGTTTTCTGTTCGGGTAATAGCTTTGGACTTACTAAAATTACATCAATAGATTTCCTGAGATTACGGAAATCTTCTTCAAACCCTTTTATAACTGCGGATTCGGGATAGACATTGCTAAGTACCAGTTTTTTAGCCCGGTCTATATTTAAACGGTCTATTCGCTTGCTAATGGAAGCAATAACTTTGTTTGCATCATTAAGATCATTCCAAAACTCAGTAAGTGGCGCTAATGAAAGGTTGGGATACCGTATTATAAAGGAATCAAGAAAAGCGCCTTGTAAAACTGAACGGCGCGGCAACGCGGGTTCGTCTACAACTTCTGTCGCACCTAAAACACGGTCCACAAGATCAAAGGCTCGACGGCCCAATGTACCGGACATACTACCCACAAAATTTTCAATGCCTATGGGTGAAACGATACGTCCTGTCACTCCCAAGTCATCAAATCCTCTGGCAATCGCTTTGGCACTTTCTGATGTATATATTGTTTGTTGATCGACACTTAACAAACGCTCTTGGTCCCTTGGTATAAGTGGCCCTCCTCTAAAAATATCGTAATTCGCTAAGTTTTCTATTAAAGGAGATAATGCCTGGGGAACAAGACCAGACCCCGTATCTGACCATAATGGATCTAAAAACGCTTTTTTCATATTTGGCAAAGTCATCTTCGTTTCACCATGTGCAATATCTAATATTCTCTCAGCATATGTTCCGAAAATTATACCTTGCTCAAATGCCTTTGGAATCCGGTACACCGTGTCGCCCGACTGAACAATAAAAAATATGTCTTTTTGCCAATCGGGTAGATTTCTATACACTTCGGCTTTTTCGGGGGTACTATGATTATCGAACCACAAATAAACGGCGGGAGCCGTAATTAGCATCGCAGATTTAATAACTGCTTTTTTAGGGTTGTCTCTAAACTCTCTTGCTAATCTATCCCACCCCTGGACACGGGCATTTGTAAAGGCTGAGATCATATTAATAGCCCTCATTTGATCGCCCATTCTCGCAAAATCCAAAGTTACTTCTCTAGAACGATACGCGGCTTCGGCTATCGCATTAGGACCATCCCCCAATTGTCTTTTTGCTGCTTTAAACTCACCAACGCGAGTTGAGTTTTCAAAAACATCAGACATAAAACGTAAAAACCTTAATGTATTAAGCGGATTTACAACATTTGCCGCAGTTTTCAACAGTCCCGTTTGTTTCGTTAATTCTTCAAGGTTTGTATTCAAATATTTCCGGTCAATATCTACAAAAGTAGCGTTTGCTCCTCCATTTGCGACCCATTGTTTATAGGATTTACTCTTGAAACCCATTGCCAGGAAACCTTCAAGCCAGCTTACAACAGGAATATACCCACTTTTTGAATAGATCGCCGCTGTTATATTATCCCGCATCATATTTTTTACGAAAAATGCAGGGTCTAAAATGGCCCCGGCACGTAACACACGGGCCGGAACATTCATCACCTTAGTAACATATCCAACCTCTTTGGGTTTTGCGTTATTTAAAATCGCCGCTATTTCTGGATCAGGCGCTTCGTATATTTGAGCTTTCCCATCGTTATACACAACAAACGTGCGGTCACTTTCAGGAGCGGCTTCTCTTCTAAAAATAGTTAGCTCATCAGGATTATTTTCTACGCCACCCCGAATTGTTTTAGAAAGCCCTACCTCTTCCGGTTTTACTTTAATCGCTTTTGTTTTTGGGTCTAATTTTGTAAACAACAATCCATTTGGGTCTAGGTCAATCATTGCCGTTGCCATTCGATTTCTTTCAGCTAATTCCGAATAGCGATAAGTATCCGAAATTATACTTTCTAATGGATCGACAAGATTGCGAGTAGAATCTTTTTCGACACCTTTTATGGTCTTGATCGGTCTTTTAGACCGCGCACCAGGCGCACTGGATTTACCATCATCCATTTCCCGATACATTGGGACATAATCTTTGTTTTTCTTCAGTATCGCTTCATACTGTTTTTTTGTAAGAACGCCTGTATCGGCCAGTTGTTTTAAAACATTATTTTGATAATCTACAACCTCTTCAAAAGTTTTAGCAAACAATCCATCTTTTTTATGTTGGCCGACCAAAGCTTTACGATCAGCCATGTCAATGTTTGTGTTAATATTTCGCTTCTCTAATTCCATTGCCCGTCTTGCGATTGAATACGCTGTAAACTCTTTCAGTTGTCCATGTACGGGTTTAAGAATATCCTGTAATGAACGTCCCATCGTTTCCCGTGTATAGTAATCAGTCGGCCCAAATTTTAACGCAGCGGTAGCGCGGCCTTCACCGACGATATTTGTCCTCCATATTTTATAAGGATCATTGTGCGCGGCAAGGTCTTCATTTCCTTTAAGCTCTTTAACTACTCGCCCAAGAGGGTGGCCACGATCAATAAAGCGAGTATATACCTCAGCAAATGTCAATCTTTTGTGGGGGCGGGTTTTTGGACTTATATTTTGTAATATTCGCTCACTCGACGTTTCCGCTACCGTTTTCGCCTGTGTTACCGGAACTTCTGAACCCCGCAGCCCGGCATTTGCTGTTGCAAGAAAATCTGCTTTAACTTGCCCACCAGCGCGTAATGCTTTGCCAGCTAGATCAAGTATTCCTTGTACCGCTGGGCCTATGACAACACCAGGGGCCGCTACCACCAAACGAGAACGTAAATTGCCAACATTCCCGTCTGGCTCATCCATCCATTCCGCAATTGTATCTGCATACGCAAGAGCCGTTTCACCGCCATATTCCTTGGGAATTATTTTAAACATATCTAAAACAGTTTTTGCTAATTCTTCATCAGCAGTTACAAATTCACCAACCGCACCGCCAATGGTTGCTCCTATATATTTGCCTCCAACGCCTAGTGCTCTGACTAATTTCATTGCCGGAACAATACCAATCAGCGATTGAGTTACATCTGAGGAAAATTCACCAATTCGACTAGAGTCAAGCGCAACATAATTATTAGGAAACAAATAATCTTCCGCTGCTTTACGATTGTCTTCACCGATCACTAGATCTACGGCTGCATTTACGGCTTTAGTACCGCCAGCAAGAATACCCTCACTACTTTCCACGGCCCCTTCCCATACCTCTTCAAGACGATCAACAACGTCTTCTAAAACAGTTGTCTCCTCGCCCTCCGCAGGGATTTGGTTTTGCGCTGGTTCTTGCTCAACCATATTTTCTACAGAAAAACCTAATTTTTGAGCAATTTCACTATCAGTAAGGTCTGGGTATTTTCTCCGTAGAAACGCCTGATATTTGGGGTCTTGTAATAAGATTTCGTTAGCCATTACTTACAACCCCAATTCTTCTTTATAAAACTCTATCGTTGTAATGAGCCTTTCCCTGTCTTGCTCACTGAGTCCTTCCTGTAATAACTCTTGCTCCGCTTTCGCAAGCGATGAGCGATATTCCTCTTGTTGTTGTTGTTCTTTTTGGTCAACTGTTTCAAGGGTTAGTTCAGCCTCTTCTCCAAATCCTTCGATTGGCGTTGGTAAACCTTCCATACGTAATTTAATGGCTTTGTTAATATAAGAATTTTCATCAGTCTGATCTAAATCACCCGTCCAATCTTCATTCTTTGCGTCTTTTCCAAGGATTTTTATACGAACATCTTGAAAAGCTCTACTCGCTGCTCTTTGAGCAACGGGTGCGTCTTTATTAGGCCAACGAGTCCCATCAAGACCAAGAATACCAACATCAATACCAAACTTAATAAAGATCACCCGACGAGCATTAGCAAGCGCCTCTGTTACCTCTGTTTTCTGGGCTGCGGCAAATGTTCGATATTCAGAAACAATAGCGTTAATATTAACGCCGTGGTTTCCGGTATGTGGCAGACCAAGGTCCCTCGCTTGTTGCATTATAATCTTTCTCTTTTTTAACCAAGATTTTTTAGTAAATTGACCTGTCAAAATATCGTTGAGTGTGTTGTGAAAAAATTGATCTTGCTCTGCTGTTGGCTGTTTTTCCCCCTCTGAATTTTGTTGCGTGTGACTTGCAAAAGCGGCATTTAAATCAGCAAGTAACGCGGTTTTGGTAAAATCAGCATCATCGCCCTCACCCGCCTCTCGCGGAATAACAATAGATTTCATTATCAAACTTCGGCTATTATCATACCAATCTTGAACGGATTGGTTTTCAGTAGGCCCATACTGTATTTGATCCCATATAACACTATGGCTTACTTCAATGCGATCCGTTCTCTCCTTTTCTTTTGCCGCATCATCAACCCTTTCCAGGTTTTTAAGCTCATCATGTTTTTTCCTTAATTCAAGCGTAACAGCATATTGATCCCTTTTATCCAAGTTATTAAAGACGCTTTGCAAAACATCTCTTGGTTCAGCGGACTCTTCAAATTCTTGGCCGTCTTTTGGAGCAAACACTTCTCTACCAAAGCTACTTTGATTTAGACTTTGTGCGGCATCTAATAAAGTTATATCGCCATAGTCACCGCGCATTATACTCTCTACAACATATTGTTGCTGTGCTTCTAAAACATTTTTATTAAAAAGATCATTAAATTTATCAATGTCCGCGAGTGTGGCTCCATTATTTTTAAGATGTTCAACTTGTCTTGCTCTTTGCGCTTCCAAATCTTTAAAAGGGCTATTTCCTGGCGTATAAAGAAATCCAGAAAATTGGTTTTCTAGTCTTGACACCTCGGCTATTTCGCCAGCCATAATAACTGCAAAACTTCTTGCTTCATCTTTTTGTTTTTTAAAAAACGCTTTTGAAAAAGCTAAATAGCCTCTATTGCGTTCTGTAAATAAATTTGCACGTAGCTTGGCTGCTGATCGTGGTGAAATTGAATTGAGAATATCAACGTAGCTTTCACCAACACCGTCAATTTGTTCTAAATACATTTCCGGTGTCATGTTTGGATCCGCTGACGCTTTCGCGCTTTCTTCCGCTAACGCTGCGGATGCTAATACACCATAATTATCTTCTACAACAGCAAGCCCTGCTTGGTGCGCTGCTTGTTGAAAAATTGAAAACGAATCAGCTTTGCCTGGAAGACTAATAGGCTGTCCAAGCTCTTTTGCTATTTCAATTTCTTCCAGCGTAGGGGCCCGTACAGCGCCAAAAGAAGCCCCTGCTGCTTCCGCTTTTTTCGCGGACATTTTGTTCATAGAGTCAGAAAAACTATTCGCTCGGACGCTTATATCGTTATACATCGCTATGGTTTGATCTAGCTCTGGATTCGATAAAGGCACAGATACGGACATCGCGGCTGGAGATACGGATCCTTCTAATAATGATCGTCTAGGCATCCCTTTAGGCATTATTTATACCCCGGATAGCTGGTGGGATACATTGGAGAGCTGACAGGCTGAAAACTAGAAGTGGGTGGCGTGGAAGTTGAAGGGATTGCCGTTTGCGAATATCCCATTAACCCCTGGCCGATTGCAGTCAAAGCCCCAAAATAACCAGACCGCCGTGCTGATTGACCCGCTTTTCTGACTTGCTGTGCTTGATTTAATTCCATTCCAGCTTGTGCCAACCCTTGCTTGCGGACAATTGTGGCATTGGTTTCGGCCATTGCAAAATTTGTTGCACCAACGTCAAGAGCTTGAATTTTTAAACCCATTGGATTACCCGAAAATGGATCCATTAAGCCTGCTCCCGCTGCTGCATTTATTCTTGATTGATAGATTAATGTAGCCTCCAACTCATCTGCGGCCCGTTTTTTATATTCCAATGATTTTTGGCGACTTTCAAAACGAGTCCAATCAGCCTTAACTTCTAACGCCCGTGCCTGGCCTTCAGCTTGCGCTGCTGCTGCACGGCCTTTTTGAACGGATGAAACGGCAGAAACGACTGCCATTGCCAATGCTGCCCATGCCATATCTATACCCCTTTAATCGGTTGCAACGCTGACACGGTAATCCAATGATAACAGTGTCATAAACAAAGGTTGTGTTTGGGTGACTTCAACTGTTGCAACGCTGACACGGTAATCCAATGATAACAGTGTCATAAACAAAGGTTGTGTTTGGGTGACTTCAACTTGGCCTTTAAAATCATATCCCAAAAACGGACCAATGCGTTTTGTTCCGGTAAATTTTACAATTCCAGCATCTAGCGCCATATCATCAAAACGACGAAAAAATAGTTCCTTGCCGTTTACGGCCATGCTTTGCGTGTTATCCATAATTACACTTGCTTGTACGATCCTCTTTTTATTTCCCGTAACAGGACCAGACGGCAATCGCGTTTCAACGGGCATTGTTCGCACCAACGGTGTTGTTTTTGTTGCACTTCCCGCTAGTAAATCGGTAAAGGATGGAAATTCTAAGCCAATTTCAAGATATGTATCTGCGGTCCTATCACTGACAATTGTATTACTAGCTACCGTTTTGCTGGCCAAAACGCTATCGTCCGCAATAACTTCAACCTCAAAATCTTCAAGCTGATTAATCCCGCTATTAACGGTTGTGGTTGATGGCAAATTAGCGGCGGCGGCTGTAAATTGTTTTGCTGCATCTGTGGTATAATTGCTATCAAACACCTCGACATAATAGACCTCTGTATTTGAAAAGTTTGTCTTTGCCAGGCGTGTGGTATCGCTACTGGTCACAGTCAAATTATCCCGTCCAATTGTTGCCCGTGTGACTGTTACAACGGCGCTTGACGCTGATGCAGAAAAATTAGCATTGCCATTAATGGCAGCGGCTAAGTTTGTTGCTGTCTGATTATTAGAAGTTGCACTAACCCACTTATCCGTTGTGGCGCTTCCGGCACTTGTAAAAGTAACCGTATCGCCATCCTGTTTTGTAAGGATAATTGTGCTTCCAACGGCAATATTTGCATAATCTGATACCGTAATTGTGCAAGTTGCTTCATCCGGGACTGTTCGCTTTATCACTGTGTAGGTAATCGGCGCATCCGCATCTTCAACTTGAACATCGAGAAATGTGCCATCTGTTGTCAGTAAACTAGGGGCAATCACATTTTGACTTCTCAATATAGAAAAAGCCGCCATTGAGCCATCGCCAGAATTTACCAAAAATAACAAATCACCCTCATCCACATTCGTTCCGCGCCGCATCGCCATTCGCGTAGGGGTTTGTAAAAGATGCGATGATAAAAGCGAAATATCATTTGAAACATAGGACCCTTCCACATCAAGAAAAAGAAACTCACGTATTGCCTTGCCGCCGCGTTGCAAATGTAATGTTCCGCCCTCCGTAGAAACAGGCATCGTTCCTTCTTTTGTCCCTCTGGTTGTACTTGGTTTGAAAATAAAGGACGTTGGTGTTAATGGTTCACCGTCAAGCTGCGGCACAATAAATTCACAATAAATTCTGTGCCTGTTGTAAAGACTTGAAGATCACGCCCGGAGAATATACCCACACAAGCATTAACTTGATTGGTATCAATGGTGGCTTGCAATGCCTCATCATCGAGCGATTGCCCTGCATCGAAATTAAAGAAAAGCCCCACCCGTGAGCCCCATATTGTTGTGGGGAGGGATTGAGAACCGCCAATCATTAACCGCCCTTCATGGAAAGTTGCAGTTTTTGGCCAGCCCTTGCTAGACGACCAGGCATCAACATAGCCCGTTTCCAATGTCCATGCTCCGCTTGCAATTGCAGACGTTGAGAAAAAGGGAACTTCTGTAACTGCACTAACAACGGTACTAGACGTAAACCCTGTTATCTTTGCCCTGCCAAAATTATCATTCGCTTGAATATATTGATTTACGTGATCTGAGGTAAATACACCGCTGCTGGCGGTTAATGTAATATTCCCCGTCACCGCTGAAGGAGTAAGGGTTGCTGATGGCGTTGTGGCTGCGGGAACAAAATCATATTTGGGAATAAAGTCATAAGCGATATCGCTCACTGTCCACGTTGCATCATTGGCTCCCCGGACAATTTTTATAGACTGCATCGTTTCCTCAAACAATAACATTGTATCGGCGCTTTGTGTCCACCATAAATTAGACAATCTTGCACTTGTCACGCCATCCGTTACACCGCTAACACTTGAGGAGCAATCAAGGAAATCATTGCCCGTTCCGTTAATATTAGTAATTTGAACGCCCTCTTTAAAAATATAAGCGCGTGTCCCGGTAAACAGAAACATATAGGTTTGGGTTGTGGAAAAAGCGAAATTGGCTAAACGCACCCCGGATTGTGGTGCAGCAACGGATGGGATTGTAAAAACATATCTAAGCCCTGGTCGTCTTTCTACAGAACCTTGGGGTTTGCAAATGACGTTTCGAGCTCTTTCTAACGCACTCTCGTATTGTTTGAGATCAATTCGGCCTCTTAGCTCCGGGTTAATCCCTTGGGGTTTGCAAATGACGTTTCGAGCTCTTTCTAACGCACTCTCGTATTGTTTGAGATCAATTCGGCCTCTTAGCTCCGGGTTAATCTCTCCCACCGCAAAGTTCGTTTGAACTTTAATAACTCTGCCCATATCACCCTGTCATCCTTACATCGACAATAGGATAATCGGAAATAAATTCGGTACTCGAACCTTGACCATCAACTGTTGCCGCTTGGCGAAAATATCCGCCTCGCCCTGCATCTGATGAATTGCCAATGGCAACTCTTTCCCAATGCTGCGCTTTGCTGATTTGGTCGGTAACGGGTTCCGCTAAATGCCAAGCCATCGCATATTTTAAAAGCTGAATAAAGTAAGACGGCATCTCGGCTTCTAGCGGAATTGCTTGATAGTCAATTGTAATATCTTCGTAATCTGATTGAATTTCTTTTTCGTAGAGCTCCCATCCTCCTGTAACCGTCCGGGCTCCCACCGCGCTTGAGGCAAAGACCGCCCTTGGAACTCCTGTTAAGCTATCTGAAGGCATTGGATAAGCATAATTCCATTCATTAACAGGAGCCGTTGCTGACCGTGCAAGGTCTACTTTTTTAATACTAAAAGACCACGCATACATTGACAGCATCATTGCCCGAATATCCGGGTACAATGCCTCACAAATACCAGCTTGCGTTGAACCATCTGAAAAAGATGAAATTGTGTTCTCGCCTAAAAGGGTTAAAGCATGAGAACAAATCGAAACGTCAGTATCATTAATTGCCATACTTAATCCTTATAAAGAAATGACCGGGGCGATAAGGAGAACGCACGGAGAGGAAACCACCCCGGTCACGGTAACTTTAGTCTGAGTCTGTTGCGCTAACCGCCGTACCGTCCCCGGTATCGACTACGCCAGACGCATTAGAAACAACGGGTGCTAATGAATATGTACGTGTGCCCCCTGTTGAAGCGTGGATGTAAATTAAATCCCCTACCTTCAACAAATCAGAAGCATCATTAAAATAACCAGAAGCATCAATTGCAGTTTTTGCGTCAGTGCTGGTATAAGACCAAATTTGGGGAGCATTCCCCGCTTTGGACTGACCACCTATGGGCTGTAGCCCTGCTACTGCATAAGCCATTCGTTTACTCCTATTCTCTACAGGTTAATTTAACAATTCCAGAATCATCTATGGCCACGGCTCCGGCACTTAGCATACAATTCGTAAGCCAACTTGCTTTTTCTGGGACATAGTTAATTTCGGTTTTAATGCCGATACCTTCCGCATATCCAACAGCGTCTTTATGCCATGCAAACAATGAACGATCAGAAGACCCGTCAATCGCAAGTCCGCCTTCGTCCATGTCACCAAGCATAATTATTTTGAAACCCATCCAGGATCCAACACTTCCATCCATCAGATTTCGTGCCGCTACATAGTCGATGCTAGTGGCCTGACTTTCTGATAAGAGTGAAGCGAGTGAATCCGCATGAATCGCCATATAACGATCTGCTGCGGGAACATTCTGCCCATCTAAGAGGCGCTTTGCTTCACGCACCTTTGCGAAATTCAAATTCGTATTTGAACCACCGATACTGTTAGCAACGGTTAAAGATGTTGAAGACGCTGTAAGTGCATCCAATTTAATTTGATCGATTCGACGACCAATTGCATTTGATACAACTTGCACCAACTCACTACGTTCATCATAATTGACTTTTTGTTGGTCAAAAATAGATGTGTATTCGGGTGCAGCATAGTCGGTAAGGGTCGCAACCGCATTGCTATGGGTCACGTTAAGCGGCACCACATCGGTGGAGGGTATGTGTACGGTAGCACTTGCTGAACCAATCTTCGGAAATTGCACCGTAGACCCCACAACGCCCGTTCTTGAACGACATGAGCCGCCCAATTTTTGAACGCTTTGGTACGCCTGTTTTACTTCGGCTGCAAAAAGCTTGGTAAAGTTTGTGCTTAGAGATACTGCCATCTCAAAGCTCCTTATTTTAAGTTAAAATTTGATCGCCATACAGGTGGGGAACAAACTCCGGCTGTGGCTTGCAAGTAGGTTCTTGCCGTTACCAACCGACTCAAAGGTTTTGAGGTAGGGTTACATTCACAATTTCAGATGTGTATCAATATGTCAATAGTCTTTTTGTTATGTTTTGGCTATAGACTTACTATTAATTAAAATGTATCAAAGATGCGCCTTAGAATATATGCACGACCCATTGATAAAATAAAGTAGCAAAGCGTGATCCACCCTGCGACTGCGGGTGTGGGAATTAATCCAAACAAAGGCAACGCAAAATATGTAAACGCCCAACTCACAGCCAATCCAATCACAGCATTTGTGCCAGATTCAACAAAACTTAATAGTTTGGATTGTTTAACTGCGTCGCCGCGCATATTTGTCATGCCAATATTTACTCGCGGTTCGCAATTGCGTATTAATCATTCTAATCAACTCACACTCTTCACGAATAACATTGTGATATCCCGTTGCAAGCTCATTATCGTCTTCGTTTATCAAAACTTCGGATAACTCGATCACTCGGTCTATATGATCGCAGCTATCCGGGGGAATATTTGGTTTATCATTAATGCGGGGCACAAAACATTATCCTAACCCTGGCATATGCCCTTCTGCTTTGGGATCCATTTTTTCAAGTTGGCGATATACTTTCTGACGATACGCTGGATCTGTATTGTATTTTGGATCCGCAATTAAGCTTTCAAGCTCTGCCTGAGTTGGAACATCTCCCGCATCTGGCGATGCTTGAATAGGAATTGTCTTCTCACCATAATATTGCCGCAATCGCGTTAAGGCGCGGATACCGTTTGCTGTTCCGCCCCAAACTTTAAATTCTTCAAAATCATCTTTTGTCCAAGCCCCCTCTTTTAACATTTCCTGGGCCCATTTTACGTGACCATTAATTACCGCTTGCCCATCCGGGCCAAGCTTTTCAAGTTCGGCTTCGCGGTTAAATTTGTCTTCTTGCTCTGCATCTTCCGGCATATTCTGAGCAACAAGGCCGACAATGGATTCAAAATCATCTTGTGTTAGGCCACGATCTGCGGCGACCTTTTTAAAGGAGCTTAACAACGCATCATCTTCTGCTACTTTGTTGTCAAGAAATTTAAGATCATACGTCCCGTCATCCGGCACGATATGCTTACCGTTCCGTAATTTCTTATACAACTCATCTTGACTTTTCGCCAAACCCTCATAATCCGGTCCTTTATCGTCATTCCAAAACCTTTCTGGCAACCATTCTGGTCTGTCATCACCCGTTGATGGATCTGTATGCGCTGGCTCTGGAGCTTCTTCTGCTGGAGCCGCATCTTCTCTCGATACGCTCTCCGCCGTTGATAATAAGCCCTCTTGGGGTGAAGTTTCGGCGGTATTTTGTTCTGTTGTTTCCTCTTGACCGTTTTCATTCTCAGCCATTACATTCCTCTCGCTCTATTGGCTCTCATTAAAATTTCCCGTACTAACGTGTTTTGCCCTTCTCTAAAATATCCAAAATCAGGACTGTATCCAGGAGCCCAAGAAGGTTGCCCAAGATAAGCATTTGTAAGCCATTCCAACATCTTTTCTCCGTCTGGAGAATCAAGGACATGCGCTATTGCGCGGTCTAACATTCCTTGCTCCGTATCAGATTGAGGCGGAGGAAGAGGTTGTTCAGCATTAACGCCCTCCCATCCCGGCGCATTGATATCAATAATTTCAGCCATTAAGCCGGACTTTCATCAGGCGGCATTTGTTGAGCGCCCACTTGCTGTGCCATTTGCTGTGCCATTTGTTCCATTTCGGCTCTCTCCTCTTCGCTTGTTCTCAATTGCATTGGAACCCCTAAACGATCCGCAACCCAATCGGAAATTGCATCCATTTTTACTGTTGCTATTCCCGCTGGTCCCATTTGTGTTGCTATTCCCATCCATTGCATAACATCTTGCACATCATCCATATTCTGCGCTTGCGCTAATGGTGATACCGGAACAACCTTAATATCCTGTCCGTTAACTTTTAGATCCAGTTTTGGAATAATTCGCGCCTCTTCCATGACCGCCAAAGAACGCACTACAATTGGAACCATCGTTTCGGTTATTAAACGACCAAACGCACTTCCTAAATTTGTGGCAAGCTCTCGCATCCTTTCAACAATTTCGGTAGCACTTCGTGCGCTCATATTATCAGGAGGAAGGCTATCATCGAGCAGTATGCGTTTTATGTTTAATCGTAAATCTTGCAAAACGATTTGCGTTAATTGCAAATCTCCGGCTCTTTGCAGAGGTTGCAAAGACGGTCCTTGTGGCCCCGCATTTCGCGCAACGGGAACAACTGCACCGGGAACAATTCGGATTGTTTGTGGATTTAAAACGCCATCATCAACTGCGGTATATACTCCGGCAATATTCAAACTGGCATTTTTTAAAAGCAATTCTACAGTTTTATTAAGAGATTTAATATCATCAAGGGCTTGAACAACCGGACCCCTTCCATAAACCTCCCCACTGGCTTTCATGTAACGGCTCACAACCCACGGCGATGTTTTTAAATAGCGATACACAACCATATCGTTTGTGCCTTCGTTGCTTTTGTGACAAATGTAATAATCAAAACCACCGTCTTTAACATTAACGATTGTGCTTTCCTGGAGCTCAACAGGCTCTTGCGGTTTATCTTCTAACATTCTTTGCATGGGCTCAGATAATTTAGCATCTGGCCATTCGCGGGTTATATTTTCAACTGACATTCGTATTTTGCGATACACATTTTCAACAACGCCGCCCGGACCCTCTTCCAATGCAACTTGAAATTGTGGAATCGCCCGAAAGTTAATCGGCTTTAACGCTGTTCCCGGTTGAATTAACATAATGCCTGTGCCAACAGACAAATCCATTAAAAACTCACCAAGAGCAAGATCGAAATTAGTTTGACGAATGAGAGTAAAAAACCTATCCGTTAATTCCTGGCAACCGTTTCGCACATCAGCATCCATTTCTGATGGAATATCAATTCCAGGCTGTAGCGCCATCCAATGTTTATCAGGCGGAAATAATCCAGATTGCAACCGATTTGCAAACCGCTGGACACCATGCACCGCCGTAGAGTCAAAAACTTTACCTGTTTTATGTTTCCCAGACGTTCCTGATTTCCAACTGCCATCATACAAATTGCGCTGCGGTAGAGCATATTCGTAACATTGCTCGTATAGATCACGCCAATTCTCTTTGGCGGACCAGGCCGCATCAAAACGCTTTTTTATTTTTTCAACAGATTGTGAGGGTTTTCGCCTAGATCGTGCTGCCATAATCTTTTCTATTAAATATTGAACCAGAAGAACCTAACGTAGAAGCGTCTGTATTTGCTGTTGCTAATAAAGGTCGCCGCCGTTGTCTTAAATTGCGCTTTTCCCCTGCCAACACAGCCGCATCATCAAACAATGGTGATTTTTCCGGCGGACTTACAGTAGGAGAAGCGGTAGCGTCACCAGTAGGCATTTGCGATTTGATCTGTTTGCCAAGCGCTTTCATTGTCTCGCCAGAAGTAATTTGGTTGGGAGCGCCAACATTGCCGGGTGTGCCTCCACCTTGCGCCGGACTCATTCCACCGTGAGGACCGCCATCTGGAAGTGATGGTTTACCCAAACCGCCCAAACCACCAGCGCCACCAACACCACCTGTCATTTAATTTGACCCCGTTTTCTTTTTAAAAGAAACATTCCCAAGCTGTTGTTGATCGGGAACACCAAGATATGCGCTTTGCGTATCCAGCAAAGGATCAACTGACAAAAGCTTGCGCCTACCGCCTTGTCGCCGCGCTCGTTTACGTGCCGACAACGCCTTGGCATCTTCTGCGGCGTTAGCGGCGATACGGTCTTCCTGTTCTTTCTGTAACCGTAATAGTTCGGGATCAGGTCCCGGAGGAGGTGGAGGTGCTTTGGGTGTGCTTAATATTCCGCCCATCTTTAATCCTTGCAAACATAAAAAAATCGTGTCCATCCGGGCCATATTGTTTTAATAGACCCTCCTTTTTAAAATACATGGATTCAATCCATTTTCTAGCCTGTAAGTTTCGTGAATGTACGGTGCACTGAAGGCGAATCATATTTAATTCCTCAATATAAATATTAAACATTTGCCGTGATACGCGATGAAAGGTACGTGCAAAGCGCGGTAAGCGAACATCTGTTAACATCCAAACCTCTCCAACACCGTTCCATAGCGGCACAAGACCAAAAGCGCACACCGGGCTACCGTTTGCGACACCGCACCAGGCATAACCAATGTTTTTATAAGCATCCGTAAGGCTGGCATAATTAGCCACATAATCTGGAAAGACACGATCCCATTTGCGGAGCTGCATTAGTTTCAAAAGAGGGGATTCAAACTCAATTAATTTTCGCTCTGAATTTAATCCGAGAGCGTGATTGAGAGCATTAATATCGTTAAGCATCGTAGAGATCAAAATCCATTTTTGCCTGTGGGTGATGGGTCCAGGTCATAGGTCGTCGCGTCATGCGTTTATGTTCTCCGCCGCCCAACACCAGATAGCCATACGCATCTCCGACATGGGAGTGTTCATTTTTGTTAGGGACATCTTTAAATCGTTCCTGTCCGGCTCCGATTGCGACGCGAGAGAAATGATAGCCCCCGGCAAGGGCTTTACGAATCCGCGCACATTTACGGTTCACCAATAAACCCGGCTTTTTGTCAATAAAGCGGATCATAGGCGCAGCCATTGCTTCACGCCGTGTTTTCCAATCATTCGTCGCTGTCGGTCTTGCCAGCAAGCCAATTGACTGTAGATAGGCAAATGAGGTGGTTTCGTAAATCTGATCGCGCTGCTGGCCAGCGGGATCGCCCCATATCATAATTTCCGCCTTATGAAACAAGGTTTCAATTTCTGCTTTTAGTTTCGTTCCAAAATTCTCCAAACCCATGTCAAACGTCACAAGCTCATGGATGATGCGCCATTGACCATGTATCGAGCGTTGCCCAAACACAGCCGCAGGGGTTAAACCAAAATCAAGACCAATTTGCAGAGGCAAAGTTGGATCATATTCAAGTTTCTCCGCTGTCATCGTTTCATCGTCATACTCAGGTGTAATTGGCTTGCCTTCAACAACGTAGGTATATTCGCCTTTTGCGTAGCAGCGTATCCAATCCAAATTCTTGCCGCCCACAAGCTGATCGTAATAACCTGGGGGCAAATTGTTGACATTTTCTGCTCGTGGGTTAGCCATCCACCATTTACCAGCCGACATTACAAAACCATTAAACTCTGGATTTTCCGGCAACTCTTCCTCTGGAACTTCCAATACGCCGGACGGTTGGCGGTAAAAATCCCATGCATATGTTCCAAGTGGCGCTTCTTTGCCTTCAGCCAGCCGCCAGTACCAATGATCTGAATCACAGGGGTTAGTGTCCATCCAGATTCCGCGCCATGTGGGGCCACCATCTGCCTTTGTAGGGTATCTTCCAACTCTGTGGGTGAGGCCATCGACAATGGCTTTAGGCAATTCCCGACACTCATTAATCCATGCTCCGGTTAATTCCAGGGACAAAAGTTTGCGAACATCTTTTGGCTGGTCAAGGGCCAGGAAAATAACTTCACAATCGACACCATGCGCTCCTTCACGGCTCGGTAGTTTGATGTGATGGGTAATCGGCGGCGACCAATGCGCCCTGCCCCATATATTCTCAGGAAATATCTCCATCCATGTTTTGAGCGTTGTTGTTCTCAGCATGGGATAAGAGTTTCGCACAATCACAAATCGTGTATAGCGGATTCCATCACGGGGAGATGGCTTTTGTTTAACTGCGCGGAGCATTAATTCAGCAGCGCAAGCATAGGATTTGCCACTTCCCACTGGTCCCATTAAGCCGCGTACAAATTTATCCGAGTTCAAAAATTTCCAGACAGTCGGCGCAGTTGAAAAATCTAAGTTTAAATCAGCCACTTCCCACTGGTCCCATTAAGCCGCGTACAAATTTATCCGAGTTCAGAAATTTCCAGACAGTCGGCGCAGTTGAAAAATCTAGGTTTAAATCAGCTACAGACATTTTTTTTCCTGTTATCCGTTATGATTTACAAGCTCATGTGCTACCAGATAAAAAGCTTCGCAGTTTGAGCAAACAAAATTGCTTTCAAACAAAAATTCATCACAATACTTACCTGTTCCTTCAAGGTCGTGATCGCCACTGTGAATAACCCGACCCCCACAAAAAAAACATTTATGTTTATCCGTCATTTCCCTTATCCTTGACTTCTTCATAGGTGGTGGTCAAATCAGGCCCGACCATCTTAATGCCAACAACAGATGGGGCATCCGGTCCCTTTTCCGGCGCTTCCAAAAGCCCCGCAGACTTCGCAAGGACACGGAGAACGGAAACCTTATCGTGCATTTCCAGCTCTAGTGTAGGATCGCCATTTTTGCTTTTCGTTACACGGATACGCTTAATGGCACAGGCCACCTCGTCGGGTATATCCGCTGATGCTTTGACCTTAACATTTCCCTCTTCATCCCAGGTAAGAACGTCAGTAAGATTGGCTCCCGCAATATTCAGAAGATATTGCGCTACGGCATTTTTATTTTGCGCCACAACATCATTACGGCCCTTTAATCTATTCTCTAAGCGTTTCACTCCGCCAAAGCGCCCTGTTGGGCTATGTGTCCCTGCCATTTGCCGCCTCTTTTAGCCAGATTTCAGCCAGTAGTTGCACAATCCCGTCACCGCCTTCAAAGCTGGCGGGTGGAGTTTGGTTCGCTGCAATATAAATTGAATCATAAGAAAATGTGCGTTTTTGCTTTTTCATCCATCGCCAATGATCGAGCGCGATTTGTTCAGCTTTCGCGGTAGCGTTCATCGTGTAATTTCCACAATCTTTATGCCGTATTGAGCTTCGACCATTTTTTTCTTGAGGCGATAGACCGCCGTTTTTACCCCTTTGACATCCTCCACTACAGACTCGCCTTGGCGACAATAGCGGAAATCGGCAAAATAATTACAGATATGGCGACCTTCGATAGAGATCGGAAATTTGGGTTGCATTTCAAGATTTGAAATCTCGCATCGTGAATGCATATCCTTCAGCGCCAAATACCGATAGCTCTCTGCTTTACTGTCAAAAGTTATGCCGTCCAGTTTCACACGAATATTTCCATATTTGCTTCTGCGCCCCATTAATGCAGCGTCCTTAATTTCATCTTTCGCGGCGTGTTTATTTTGCGTGGTCTGTACCCACCCCGGCGCTCCACATATAACGGTGCATCTAATCCGTTATCGAAATAGGGTTTAAGCTTTTCATCAAAACTTCTATTCCAGGGATCGCGCACCTTAACCATCAATTGCCGCACCCCCTCATCCCGATTAAACTTTGAAGCCATCAACAATTGCTTGGCAAGAAGTCCCGCTTCAGCTTCCCGCACCGTCATAACCGTAAGCCGCCGCCAAACGATCTGAGCTTTCATTCCGCGCTTCGGAACAATGTTGCATTCTGCGATAGCGACCCACGATGTTGGTCTTTCCATTAAATTCATCAATTTTCCTTTCCAGCGCTTCCACCAAAAAGATTCGGCGCTTACATTTTTGCCCAATTCTGTCCTGTAACTCCTTCCATGTGGGCCACCATTGACTGCGATCAGGGGCTTCCCTTAATGTTTCCAAAACAGCATCACGGGGGTATGCCCTTAATTTTTCGATATAGGCTTCCAGCGTAATATCCATCTCCGGGGCTGATTGGCGTTTATGACTGGTTAGCGCCCATAGGCGGTTTAATTCCATCAAAAGCTCTCGATCACTGGCCGGGGCCATGCTTTTGGCGAGTTGCCCATGCGTTATTTTCAAACTTTCCAAAGTCGGATTGCCTTTAATGGCATAGTGGCTAATCTGTATTCCCCCGGATATGTTTGGATAAACCGCGTCTAGCCAAAAACCGTTCTGAGGCTTCGACAATACCTTCGCCGCGTGACGATCCGCCTCCAGCGCTGTTGTTCTTGGATTTAACACTGTAACTGCTGTCTTGCTCATCATCCCACCTTTCCTGGTTAAGCCATGTTGATGGATGGCATATAAAATTTGGATCAGGATTGTATCGTGCCAGCCCCGCCATAATTTTTTTATGAGGCACATTTTGCACGGCCTTTAAATACGCTTTTCTGGCAGCGCCTTTTCCGACCCGTTTTGGATATTGCTCCCAAAATTGATCGAAGTTATTTGCCTTTAAGTCGGCAACCTTTTGATGCTGTTCCCTATATAATAAAGAAAGTGATGGTTCTAATGGTGGTTCATACCGCGCCTCCGCTAGGTTTAGATGTGCGCCTCCGCTAGGTTTAGCTTTCTTAACCCCGCGCGTGCGCGGTATTAAGATTTTATACTTTGTTCCCTTCTTTCCCTGCTTGCTTGGCACAGTTCCAACTCTGGATAATTCTCCCATTTCGATTAAAATGTTGAGATTTTTACTAATGTTTGAAACATGAACATTTGCCATTTTTGCGAGGCGTGAAAGACTTGGCCATGCGACACCATCCTCGCCATTTTTGCGAGGCGTGAAAGACTGGGCCATGCGACACCATCCTCATCCGCATGATCCGCCAGGCTGAGTAAAATAAGTCGTGCCGTTCCTTTGGCCTGACTATGCTCCCACACCGCTTTACTGGCCTCCAGGCTCATGCTGATGCACGTTCCATCAAAGCAACAAATTTCTTCAGCCTAACCTGATCGTTTGCCCCTCTTTCATCAAGGCCATCTTCAACAAACTCAACCAGCAGTCGCGTCATTGATGTGCCCTCAAGGGCCCCTTGTGCCTTTAAGCGTGTGTGTAAATCAGATGGTAGCGAAAATGTTGTTGTGGTTTTATTTTCATTCATCTCCATTCCTCCGGTTGAGCTCGATCACCCGTACAACAATCCTCAATAACCTGGCCGCAAATGTCGCATTGAAAATGCCCGTGGACATCAATAGGCGAACACCCTTGCTGGCAATTGGGACATATAATTCTATCCATTTTTCACTCCTCTAATCCGGCAATCCAAAAGGATCCCTGTCATCGCGTGGCGGCATCGTGCCCTCACGTTCCTTGGGTGGCATCATTACAACCCGTATCTCAAACTCGCCGGAATCATTCATCTGTCCCGTTGGCAAAGCATCAAAACTTAAATTATAACCGTCCTTGGAATTACCCTTCCAGGGAAACGCTACCCCAATCTTCGTCCAAAAACTTTTCCCGTCTTTGTTTGTCTTCACCGTATGTAGTTCGTATCTGTCCGCCATCTTCTTTCTCCTTTATTAATTTCATAATTTCAAAACCTACTGCTGCGTAACCAGCAATATCGATCCAGCTATCTTCATGCAGTGGATCATTCATCAGACGAGATATCTTCATCTGAATACAAATTAATACCCCCTGTAGAGCCGATACATCCATTTCAAGAAGGGGTGACAAAAAAGCACTCAACCTTGCGTAATGACAAAAAAGCACTCAACCTTGCGTAATTATCTTGAGGCGAACCATAGGACTCCCTACGGTCCCTCACAGCCGCATCAGCAGCAGCTAAACATTCAGAGGCAAGCGTCATTGAAAAAACTCCTAAATATTTTTGTGTGTGCCCCCGTATATACGAAGGGGGGTGGGGCCCCCAAAGCCTCCTTTTGGCTAGAGGCCCCGGTTTTCCTCACTTTTTTAAGGTAGCAACGATTTGTAAATATCCTTATCCTTGGTTTAGCCACTTGACACGCCCTCCTTTTTCAGCAGAAAACCGAGACTTTCAGGGGCTCCCTTCCTGTTGGCTCTACAGTCCATTAAGTAAGCTGTAGCTTGTGCCTTTATGTCTTCCCGGGGAATTTCTGCTAGCACTTCTTGAGTTGCTTTAAAAGCTTTCTCATTAACCAACTTTAATTGTCCAGTTAAGCCATGCGCTTCCTTGCTATACCATTGAGCAAGAGAGTTCACCTCAACTAGCTCAACCTTACTCTTCTGGTTTTCCTGTTTACCCTGGTCGGCTTCTGGTTTTCCTGTTTACCCTGGTCGGCCTCTGGTATTTCTATTTCTGGTTGCTTTGGTAATTCACTTACATCAATCGGTGGTGGGTCCTCTTTCGTCATTACATCATGTAGATCATCAACCGTTAATCTTTCATCATATATGACACGATGAACTGTGCCCATTATGTGTTTCCATTTCTCATGGCTCCGATGACGGCTTACTAC